ATTCTTTCACATTTCAAAAATCATATGTCAATAAAGGAAGTAGATAAACTTATAGCAACATATAAGGGCAAAGAGACAGTTTCATATCATTATCGAAGTAGTTTAATGAAAATAGGGTTATTTGCTGTTATAAATAAAAGGGTTATACTTAACTATGATGCAAATAAACTGTATACACATAAAGGTTTATTGAGGAGTATATTAAGTAGGTCAGTAGCAGAAAATAAGAAATTTGAGATAGAAGAAGTAGCAAAAGCAATTAATCTAGCAAACTCGTATGATTTAAAGAAAATAGTTTATTTGTTGATACACAAAAACCCAAAACTTTCCTATACATATACATATACTTATAATAGTTTGATTAGAGGGATAAGACCCATAGTTTTTCTATTGGAATATATTGATACAAAGTCTGTAAATCAGAGGAAAATATATCAAGAAGCTAAGTATTTGCAGGATAGTTATATGAATGTAGCTAAAGGGTTTGGTGTTAAGGTTTCACTCGAATTAGTAGAAAATGAACTAAAAAAATATGAAAATAATAGTCTTAGTATTGTAAAGTTATTGGATAAAATTTTAGACGATTATGAGAATAGGTTTAAAGTTGAGTTATTAATGTTACCTAGATGGGCTACTAATAGTAGAGTATATAAAATTGGACAAGATATGTATACACATATAAGGCTAAAAAGGGACTTAATAAACAGGAGCTAATAATAATAAAGAAAGTTATATATTTAGGGATAGTTTATTGGGAAGATAAGGATGAGTAAAGGTATTAATATAGTATGGAAGAAAAGAAGATATTGTATTTTAACAGTAAAGATTTACGAGGAAAATTAGAGCTTAATCTCTTTTTAGAGGAAGTGTTTATCGAGTATGATTACCTGCCTATTGTATTTACCTGTATAAATAATTTAGGAGAAAGATATTTTGTTGTGTGTACAGATTCAATAGAAAGTTTATGCTATATGCTAATTAAAACAGATAACACAGGTAACTTAATAGATGTATTAGAAAACAGGAAACACACAATGAGTGTCTTTGAGGTAGAGAGTAAGAACAAACATAAAGTTGTTTTAATAGAAAACAACGAAGTCACAGAAAAGTGGTTAAGTGAAATAAAACAAGAAGATTTACCTTCAGATATAGCTTACCTTAATTTGGAAAGAGAGAGAGAAAAAAATTAAAGAGTATGTAGCTAAATTAAAGGAAGAAATAGTGAATACTAATACATAAATAGGTTTTGATATAAGTCTTATGTATTTACAGGCAAAGAACTGTTTGAATAAATAAATTAGTTTGTTAATACGAACAGCTATCTTACTTAAAGAAATAACTAGGTACATAGATAGCTTAGAGAAGGTTACTGTTCGCAGTAGCCTTTTTATTTATGTTTATTAGACTATAATAGTAGCAGGGGACATATATTGCTTAAGTGGTGAAGACTAGAAGTAGAGATTGAAGTTAATATCAAAACAAGACAAAAGTAATACTAAGCAAATAGCAAATAGGTTTACACAGTAGAAATTATATGCTATACTAGGAAAGGAAGAAAGAATATGTTAGGATATAACGAGAAAAAGCCAACCACACTAGCAAGAATAGATAAAAGTGACAAAGGTATAGACTTAAATGTTATACTTGGTTCTATTAGATATTCAGAGAGTAGATTTACATTAAATACAGATTATAATACAATAAGATACATAGATGAACCAGAGTTTATCAATACGGTTCACAAATATATAGAACCAGTATTTAGAGAATCCACAGGAAGTAAGAGTACAGCACCTAGATTTTTGTTGCTTTCAGTTTCAGATGTAACGAGCAAGACAACATTGGCTAAATATGTATGTTATAAAAAAAGAGGTGTATATTGGAGTTTATCGGATACAAAACTAGCAGAATACAGTTTTGATGGTGCATTGACAAGGGTATTTGGTTTAAGTAAAGTAAGTGAATTTGCAGATAGTTTAAAGGATGGAAAGAGTTTTTTCGTTGTAGATGGTATTGATGAAGCAGAGCTTAGGTCAGGTAGAACAGGGATAGAATTTTTCCTTAGAGACCTAAATAATGCCGTAGAGGATAGCACTCAGATATGTGCAGTTTTAGTAGCTGGAACAGAAAGTGTTACATTCATAAAGGAGTATTGGAATAAACACAATATACCATATAATCATTATGAAGAAGTAGATGATTAA